CGCACGTTATCTACCAAGTGTACGTCTTGGTCGCTGGGATGGCAAAGTAGCCTACTTTCAATTAGGCGGCAGTACATACACTAACTTGCTGGCCGACATGCTGGCCTACATTGACGAGCGTGGCTATAACATTGAATTAGAAGACCTCCGTGACTATCGTACACAGTTTGATTTTACACAGGTAACAGAAGCTACATTTGCACATAAAGTGTGGCCTAAAAAACACCCTATTGAAGGACAGCCCGTTGTCTTACGAGATTATCAAATTGAAATTATCAACAAGTTTTTAAGTAATCCACAGTGCTTACAGGAAATTGCCACTGGTGCAGGTAAGACCCTAATCACTGCGGCATTAAGTTATAGTTGCGAACCATATGGACGAACTGTGGTAATTGTTCCAAACAAATCATTGGTAACACAAACAGAAGCAGACTATATCAATTTAGGCCTAGACGTTGGTGTATACTTTGGCGACCGTAAAGAGTTTGGACATACTCATACTATTTGTACTTGGCAGAGTCTAAACATCCTGCTTAAAAATACCAAAGCACACGAAGCCGACATTACCATTATGGAATTTTTGGAAGGTGTTGTTTGTGTAATGGTTGACGAAGTACACATGGCCAAAGCAGATGCACTTAAAACTCTACTTACTAGTGTTATGGCACACATTCCGATTCGGTGGGGATTAACAGGCACAATACCTAAAGAAATGTACGAATTTATGGCTCTAAAGTGTTCGTTGGGTGAGGTATTGGGACGTTTAAGCGCCAGTGAATTGCAAGACCAGGGCGTACTTGCTAACTGTCATGTAAACGTTGTGCAACTAGTTGACCATGTTGAATACAAAGATTATCAAAGCGAGTTAAAATATCTATTAGAGACTGATGCACGTATCAATTACATAAGTAAAATGATAGAGCGTATTAGATTAACGGGCAATACACTTGTATTGGTTGATAGAATTGCTCCAGGCAAAGCATTGGTTGACTTAGTTAAAGATGCTGTGTTTGTATCAGGAGGAACAAAAGCAAATGACAGAAAAGACAGTTATGATGAGTTTGCAACCAGTGATAACTTTGTTGCTGTTGCTACCTATGGTGTTGCTGCTGTTGGCATCAATATTCCTCGTGTTTTTAACCTTGTGCTTATTGAGCCTGGTAAATCTTTTGTTAGGGTCATCCAAAGTATCGGGCGTGGCATTCGAAAAGCGGAAGACAAAGACTTTGTACAGATCTGGGACGTAACATCAACTTGTAAGTTTGCTAAACGACATCTTACAGTTAGAAAGAAATTCTACACTGAAGCAAACTATCCCTACGCTGTGGAAAAAACTGAATGGAAATAGTTAAGTTATCTTTGCCGACTTTGCCAAATAGTATAGTTGCTAAAATTATCAGCACGGCAGATTCGATGGCACGAGATAACGAGCCTAGATATTGGTTAAACAATTTCCATTCGACTAACAGTGTTAATCAACAGTTTTCTGTGGCATCCGATCTAACAACAGAAATAAATGAAATTTATGCAGAGTATTTTAATCAATCTGTCACTCCGATGATTGGAGTAATGCGTAATGTAACTGATCAGCCTGCATGCTTGCCACCGCACTGTGATAGAGCAAGATACATTGCAATTAACTATTACATTGACCTAGGTGGGGATGATGTTCAGACATGTTTTTATGATTATTATAGAACATCAGATGATCTGAGTGAATCTAAAAATATAATACCAAGTGAATTAATCTTAACTAAGTCTGCACAGTTTAATAAACATACATGGTATAGTTACAGTGTTCAGCAATGTCATTCAGTTGAGAATATACTAACTACACGCACTTTTTTGGGATTGGTATTAGAAAATAATTTAAATTTTACTCAATTTTGTCAAGAATACAAAGATCTAATAGAACAAATTAACATAAAGGAATACTAAAATTTATATCTTAACCTTAGAAAATCAAGCATACGAAATGAACGAAATCCCCGATGAAGTCGAGGACTTGCGGTTCGCTATCTTAGATAACAGTGACCCAAAGAATCCAGACTATTTCTTTATTCCCTTAATCTTCTTAGAATCATTTAACAGTCCTGCACTGGTATTAAATATTGGCGGCAATATGGTAAAGATGCCTGTGGACTGGCAGGTGCTAATTGGCGAGCCTGATATTGGTGACTTGGAAGTAATACCACTTACATCAATTAATGATCGTGGCTTTAGTGTATTTGCATTTAATCCATTGAGTAGTTTTAAGCCGGAATTCTTTAACATTGAGATTATTGATATATACCAAGACGTCAAATGGTATTTTCCTAAACTTAAACCTGGACAGATGTTAGCAGTGCCTATTGAATCTGGCGATACACCGTTGTGCGCATACTTTGTCAAAGACATTTCAAGACAAAGTGAAATTGTAGATTATTCAAAGATTTGGTAATATGATATTCGAAAGTCCAGACGGCGGCAAAACAGTGTACAGTAGAGAAGCTGGACAGACTGCACGTACATTATATAGCATAGATGATGACATAACGGACATGTTTGCAACTATACGCGAAGATACGCTATGGGGCAACATTCGCCGCGAAGCAAAGAAGAATATAGCTTTACAAGCTGTCCTTGATCATGCTATAATGATATATAAGTTATCAAAGGAATATAAAGATGGCCTATAACCCAGCCCAATTTAAAGCAAAGAAAAAACGTGCAGTGGATCCTAATGCTCCTCCGCGCCCTAACTTATTAAGTCAGGACAAAAAACTACGCGAAACAGCTCAGGCATTTGAAATTTTACAAGACCGCGTGCGTAGACAAGCAGAAGAAATAGATAGGTTAAAAATTAACTATGCTAATATGCAACAAAGTATGAATCAAATGATTACCTTTTTACGCAAAGACAAGTAATGAGTTTAGGTAAGAAAATTCTGTGTTTAGGGAATAATAGTGAAGACACTGATATTAGAACTCGAGCAATTGCTACTAGTAATTCACAAGAGTATCACGGACTAATTACTGAAATCGTTCCTATTGTTGATGGATATTATCAAACTAGTATATATGATATAGAATATAGCAAATTAATAGAATTAATTAAATTATTTGATGAAGTTATTGTATTAGATCAACCAAAAGCAGAATGGACTCACCCAGATGCATTCTATAATACTGTACGTACAGCCAAACAAGCAACAGAATTTGTTAAAGTAACGTGGATAGATCAAACTTATTCTGGTGATATAACCGTATTTGAAGAGTTAGTTAAAACAAATAAAAGTTTTTGTATTTTTCCATTCATTGAATTATTGGTTAACAATGGATCTACTACAGTTTGTTGCCGATCATCTAAGCCAATTACAAAATTGTCTGCATTAACTAATTTTCAAACAGATGCCGAATATAAAAAAATACGAGATTCTATGCTTGCTGGGGAACTATTGCCTGAACATTGTAGTACTTGCTACAACTATGAATCAAACGGTATAATAAGCGCAAGACAACAAGAAACTATAGAATGGGCCAATCGATTAAATCTAACGTCAATTAATGAATTAGCTGACATTACTTCTCCTGCATATTATGAAGTGCGAGCAAGTAATGTATGCAATTTACAATGTAGAATGTGTAGTCCTGAGAGTAGTAATCTAATAGAGAAAGAATATAAAACAATTGGTCTATACGAAAACAATACACCAATTGAATATACTGATTTTAAATTTATTGATTTTACTAATTTAAAAAAATTATGTGTTGCTGGTGGTGAACCTACAGCGATGCCCGAGTTTTATGAGTTTTTGCAAACATGCATTGATCAAAGTAATACGTCGTTTGAATTTCTTATTACTACAAATGCCAATAAAATTAGTAAAAAATTGCTTAATCTATTTGCACAATTTGATAATTTGCAATTTGTTGTTAGTATAGATGGATTAGATAATGTAAATCACTATATTAGATGGCCATCCGAATGGGAGACTACTATTAATAATGTACATAATCTTAAAAAACAAGGCCATACTGTTAGTTTTAATACAACTGTATCGATATACAATATAACTAATCTTTACTTGTTGTTGAAATTTTTTGATACAGAATTTCCGAGATCATTAGTACATTGTTCGTTTGCTGAGTCCATTGATGACATATTATCTCCTTTTCTTTTTTGGGGATCGATTGACACATTAAATAATATAACTAATTTAAATTGTTATAAAAATGATCCAATGCTTAAAAGTTTTATCGATGGACTTATTGTACACTTTAATAATATTAATTCAATTGATGTTGTGAGATTAACAAAGTTTTTTGAATTCAACGATAAATTAGATAGCTCGAGGAATGTTAAATTAATTGACTATATACCCGAGCTTGACAACTGTAGGAAATACATAGTATAATAATATATGAGTTCAAGTTTACAAATCAACGATGAGATGGCGGCATATGATCGCAAAGATCGTGCTTACTACGATAACTTTACAGAAGAAGATCGTAAAAAGTTCAGCACTTATCTAATGCTACGCTATGGTGCTAGTGTTACTGGATCAAGCGACCTACAGGCATATTATCTATTGGCAGTGAATGAGCGTGTAAACAAAAACTTCTTTGACCTAAACAAACATACTAAGTTACAATGGCTATGTTGTACAACTGTAAGCCCGGGTATGGGCAGGCAAAGTCATTATTGGCAGGGTACTAAAAAGAAAGAAGGCAACAGTAAAGCATCAAAGTTTCTTGCTAAACTATATCCTAACCTACGTCAAGATGAACTTGATGTGCTGGTAGCAATTAACGATACCAAAAGTCTTAAACTCTTAGGTCAACAATTGGGCATGGATGATAAGACTATTAAGAAAGAGTTGGAATGATCGACGACATAGTATCAGCTTGGAATGAAGGTAAAACTACTATAGAAGCCACACCAACATATACCTGTAAATATTGTTCAAAGGAATTTCGTAAAGAAAGTACTTTGGCTGCGCATCTGTGTGAACCCAAGCGTCGTTGGCAACAGGAAAAAGAAGTTGGTGTACAGTTTGGCCTACAAGCATATCTACGCTTCTTTGAACTAACACAGGGATCGGCTAAACTAAAAAGCTATGCTGACTTTGTTTCAAGTCCCTACTACACAGCGTTTGTTAAATTTGGTCGTCATATTATTGGTATACGTGCTGTAAATCCACGTGCATTTATTGAATATGTAATTAAACAAAACAAAAAGATTGACCATTGGACACATGAGGTTGTATACTTAGAATATCTACATCAGTATATGCGTAAGGAAGCAGTACAAGATGCACTTGAGCGGGCCTTAACGGAGATGCAGAATTATGTGGACGAAAATACAGCATTATTTCCTAACGGGTTCAAAGATTATTTTAGATCGGCTAATGCAAATCGTGTATGCTATCACATTGCCAATGGCCGTATTAGTCCTTGGATTGTGTTTAACTGCGATTCGGGTATTGCTTTCTTGGATACTCTGGGCGAAGAGCAAATTGCACAAATAATCAGCATGATTGACCCAGAGTATTGGAAACGTAAGTTTAAAGATTATCTAGCCGATACTGAATGGACTAAACAAATATTAACGGCCGCTGGACTATGACAATTAAATTTGCTTCGGATATTGACATCGATTTTGCTTCAAGAGAGCAGATAATTAGTTTACTTGACGTTACTCCTGCTAGTATATTACGTGATGGTAAACTAGTGCGTCACAACACAGGTGTGTATGCTACAGATGTTCCTATGGATCCATTTACTGGGCAGGCAAGTTTGGACTATGATGTAGCTGAAGATCGTGGGTATGTTAAACTAGACTTTCTTAACGTGAACTTATATAAACAAGTACGTGACGAAGAACATCTAGTAGAGCTTATGCAGGAACCAGACTGGACTCGACTATATGATCTAGAAGTTTGTGCAAAACTAATGCATGTTAATGGGCACTATGATTTATTACTACAAATGCCTGAACCTGTAGATACTATTCCGAGACTAGCTATGTTCTTAGCTATCATTCGTCCAGCTAAACGTAACCTAGCTGGCAAGACATGGAAAGAAGTGGCTGAGACTGTTTGGGATCGACCTGGTGATGATACTTATTATTTTAAGAAAGCACATGCTATCAGCTATGCGCAATTAGTAGTAATAAATTTAAATTTAATAACAAATCTATGCTACTAATATACTATTCTGCGGGGGCCCGAGGTGATTTTTTATCTCGTGTGCTTAACGATAAAATAAATGAAGAAACTCAGTTTAAATCAAGACCTGCACTCTATACAAAATTTCATCAATTTGACGAGTTCAATACATTTTATCAGAGCAGAATAGAAAGTTATAATATAAGAATACACACCGACACGGCAAAGGAGATAATCGATACTACACTATTACATTTTATTAAAGATAAAGTACAGCTGAACGAGCTTAATTTCTATGATTGGTTATTTATTTTAGCTAAACATACATTTATTGACAACCAACAATCTAAATATCTAAATTATTCATACAATATTAATTTTTCTGATTTCTATAACTTAGATATAATGTTAGATCTTTATGCAAACTATACTAATAAAGAGTTATCTCCAAAGCATGTTGATTTTATTTTGAAAAACAATCATCTCAATAGTGATTATTTAGAAAGTGTATATAAAGATAATAAAATTATTAAAACA